AATATTGGTTAAGCGTTACTAATTCTTCAGGAGTCAACGATTCAATACCCGACTCCGCTATCTTTTCAAATAGTTCGTCAAAGGTAGGACTTTTTTTAGTTTTTATAATATTATCTTTAGGAAAGTCATCAATATCTTTCCATCCGGTTAAATCCAAGAAAAATTCTTCACGAATCTTGTTTCTTATCATATTTCGTACCTCATCATCTTTTTCCTCAATTTTTTGAGTTTTTCCTGACATATAGTCACCAACACCATCATTAAAAAGGTGTTCCGATATTTTTTTAGGTAAACCGTATGACATTTTGTCAGATGTGTATGGTAATAATATATACATAATTTCACCAATACCTAAAATCATATCAACATAATCTTTTACATCCTCATAGGAATCTAATGTTGTAATGGTGAACACTGACGATTCAGGTCCAAAATAAAAATTAAGATGTGGGGTGTCCGAAATAACACATAATTCTTCGGCAATTTGTTCAGTAAATTCTTTTGGGTTGTCATTTTTGGCAAAGACAAATAAAATGTATTTGGTTAATCCATCCATACGTTATACGTTAATATTATAAATTATGTTACAAAGGTAATTAAACTCTTTTAGAATATCCAACAATTTGATAAAAATCTTTCTTCCCTTCACAATATTCTTTTATCAAGGTTAATAACCCCTTGAACATGAACGCACCTGTAGTTTGTTTTTCACATAAAGAAAACAATTCAATGAACGATGTAAGGGTTGAAATAGTGTAATAACCGTGATTATTTAAATCATTATACCTTAAATTCATCACATTCACAAACTTTAATTCATAACCGTTTCTTTCCTCAAGACTTGAAAATGGAGTGGTATTGTCATAAAGCTCAATTAAATTATTTACATACAATAATAATAACTCTTTATTATATTCCGCCTTAACTAATAAATCAACAATCCAATGAGTGTGTGACGGCATTCTTAATCGTTTTCCATCTTCTTTGTACTTAACAATAAAATCAAGTTCCGGATTTTCACCTCTCTCACCCTGATAGATTGCCACAGTGGTCTTATCATCAGTTCTCCAATAAAGGAGGGGAGTGTGTACCTCCCCTTTTTTTGTATAATTAAGTTGTTTCATTCCCCTATAATTAATTTAATATCCTCACTTGAAAATTCTTTTTTCCAAGTTTCAAATAAATCTCTATTTCTTTTGATTTTTGAATTTTTAATTCCCTTCAATAAATCTTCGTGAGTTTCAAAATATGTTTTACCATCTTTAAAATCATCCCACGTTTTTGGTCTTACTTTACCATCGTAAGGTCTATACTTAACACCTTTAGATAATTTATTATAACCAATCACATCTTTTATTTTTTCAATAAAAATATCAACAACACCATGAACAATATTATACTTAATTATAATCTCAAATTCTTCATCATATTTTTTCATTCGTTCTTCAAAAGTATCTAACCTTGCAATATCATATTGAGGATTTGCGGTATCAACAGAAACTTTAAAATCAAAAGCATATTTTTTATCTTCACGTATAATAATAATTTCGGGATAAACACTTTTTTTCTTAGCCTTTATAAATGTAAACTCAATTTTACCATTTAAATATTCTAAAAATAACTCACATCCTTGATGTTCATATTCTTTCCAAACCGTAATGTATTCATTATTATCTTGACCATTAAATAATAGTCCGTTACGTATAAACTCAATAATACTTTCTTTGTTTTCTTCTACATATTTAACCATTTGTTTTTTTATTGGGAAACATAACTTATATTTTCTTCTTTTCTGATTCTTACCACATTATCAGCCCAATTTGTTACTAATGGATTGTGTGTGATAACAAATATTTTCTCAAAATATTCTTTAATCTTACTAAAGAACTCCGATACCATCTCCAAGTTGTCGTTGGACATCTTTCCAAATACCTCATCAAAAACAACAACATTAGCCCTTGGTAATGAACAAATTTTACTTAAAACCGCTCTTAACGCTAGTGAAGCTATTGACCTTTCATATCCTGAACCTGAAGCCATTGGTTTCTCAACTTGAGTATTGTTATCAATCATAAGGAAGTCAACTTCATTCTTATCATTAATCTTAACTTCCAATCTGAAATGGCAACTATCCTCTAACAATCTTTGAAGTTCACTATTAATAAGTGGCATCATCGTCTTCATAATAAGTTTGGTCACACCATTCTTACCGAAGATTTCCAAATAGATTTTATAAATTCTTTCTCTTTCGGCCTCTTCTGCGATTTTTCTAATTGTTTCTAAATTAGCATTTATCTTGGTTGTAAGAGTTGTAATTTGAAATGTATTATTTGTAATACTATTCTCAATGGTTTTCTTCTCTCCCTCAAGTTCATCAATTCTAATTCCCGCTTTGATAATCAACCCGTCAATTTTATTGTTTTCATTAATCTTATCCTGAACTTCCGAATATCTATCCAACTTGGTTTTTAACGCATCAATCTTTAATTGGAATGATTCAACACTCAATTCATATTTCTCTCTGATAAGTTTGTTTTTCTCATACTCATCAAATTCTTTTTTAAGATTAACAAAACCTTGTTCTTTGATGGTTAAATCCTGCATTAACCCCTCTAATAGACCTTTATGTGTGATAAAACCAGCAAGTTCCCCAATTTTAGCATTGGTAATCGCAGCGTTCATAAGTTCAATACCACAATGTTCACATTTGATTCCACCTTCAACAGAACTTTTAAGTTCTTCAATGTTTTTAATCTTGGCATTGTTTTCCGCCTGTTCTTTTAACATATCCTGAATGTTCTTCTTAACATGGTCATGTTGGTCTTCGTGATAAAACTCTGATGGTTTAACAACTTTAACATTATCTCTATCCGAAATTGATTTAGCTTTTTGTAAACCTAACCCATTAATCTCTTCTTGAACTTTATCCGGAGATACCATTAAAAGTTCATTATCAATATTGTGTTTTGATTTTAACAACCCATCACGATATTCCTGACCCTTAACAATTCTACCTTTAACATCATCCAATTGTGTTTCCAACGCAAGATTAGTCTCTGTTAGAGTATTAATTGTGTCTTGGTTAGTTTGGTTATCTGTCTTAAGTTGTTCCGAGTTATAAATGTTTGATAACATTCCTTTTGAGAAGTCACTATAAATTTCTTTAGCCGCTTCTTCCTTACGTTTAAGAAAATCCAACCCCATAAACCTTGAAAGAACTTGACCCCTTGCCGTAGGTTTAGCATCAATTAGTTCCTCCAAGTTGGTGGCAGTCGTTAGGATGGTCATTAAGAAATCCTCTTTAGTCCCGATAGATGTTTTGATAAACGCCTCAGTCTCTCTTCGTTGTTCTCCGGTGAAGTTCTGTAAACTACCATCAGACAATCTTTTATAGAAGTCCAATTCAGTTTTAACATTCCATTCGTTTTTCTTTGATAACTTTCTCTCAATATTTCTCAATATAATATACTCCTCACCATCGATTGTAATTTCACCTTTAACCGCAACTTTGTTTCTCTCAGTGAATCTGTTGAATATCTCTTCAGCTTTAGATGTCTTGGTTGTCTCATTAAAGAATAAGAACATAAGTAAATCCACGGTCAGAACCGTCTTACCCCCAAAGTTAGGCGGGTTTGACTCCACAACCGTAATTCCATCACACTTTTCAAAATCTATCTTCTGATTCTCACCATAGGATAAAAAGTTTGAGAACTCAATGTTTTTAATGTACCATCTCTTAAACGGAGTGGCATCGGTTTGGTCTTGTAATAATTTGTTATCTACAATACTATTAAGTTGGTAGATATCATCGTAGTGTTCCATATTCCCTTTTGACTCCAAGAATGAACGAACCAACTCTAATTGATAATTCTCATCCAAGATGTTAAAGGATATGTCTACGGTATGTGTGGTGTCTTGGGCAACCTTTGTTTTTGTAATTACATTAACATTGGTTGTTTCATACTTCTTTTGAAAGTAATGACGAACACTCTTAATTTTTTCTTGTGTAAAATTCTCGGCATAATCCTCCCATACAACCTGTAAGTAAGGATTATCCAAGTTTACAATATTTATATCTTCCATTATTGTATAATTAAATTCTATTGGGGGATTAAATAAATCCATTTGTTTTAATTCAGTTCTTCTACTTCTTCTTGAATGACATCACCACCATCTCTTCTGTCTTGAGCTTCCAATACAGTATCTAAATTCCAACCATCATATGCTGTTAGTTTTTCACAACCTCTATCCATCCAATAGTATTCTGACATCCATTCATCCCATTTAGAATCAACTAATTTAATAAAGTTCTCATCATTACCTCTATCTTTATATCTTTGGATAAACTCTTCTTTTCTCCTGTCATCCGGATAAACCAAGTAAAAGTATAGACAGTTGTCTAACAAAGCATCTCTCACTTCTTTATGTGAAGAAACAAAGATGTATTTGTATTTACCAATATTCTCTTTGATATGGGTAATATAGTTCTGTGGAAACTCAGGGTTTCTTACTTTTTCACCATTCTCATTAACAACCCAACTAAATTTACTTGAATCGGAATCCAAAGTGGTACTAGGATTATTTTTATGGTAAGTTGTTTTTCCTACACCGGGAAACGCGGATACTATCTTAGTTCTCATCTTCAACTTCAGGAGTTACAACCTCAGCGTCATTTACATTAATTTCACTTGATTCCCCAAGAACTTCAGCATTTAATTCCATTGTTTCACCATTCTCATTTTTGTATTGAGCCTTCAACTCTTCCATTTGTTTCTCAAACATTTCATTAAACTCTTTTTGAGCTTTTTTTCTTAACCCTTTAATAGTGTTGTTTCTGTGTGTAACTCTTGTTTTGTGTGCCTTTGCACCACCACGTAATTTTGACTTTGGCATAATTGTATTTATTTAATTGTTATTTATTTCGTTATTCATTTGTTCTCGGATTTCTTCTAAAGTTATTCCAGGTTCATTATTAATTTTTTCCTTAATTTCATTAGTTAGCTTATCAAGAATATCTTTACCTAAATTTCTATCTCTATCTGATGTTGTATAATTACCGAGTTCAGAATCTTCATCATCATTTCTATAAAATTCCAACCAATCCGGTCTTTCTTTAATATTAATATTTTCAACTTTTTCAATTAGTTTCTGAACTTCCGGTTTAGACCCTTTTAACATTTTAGACATCTGAACTTTTCTTTCAATATTTCTATATCTAGTATAAAAATTCTGAGTGTTTGCCCCGTGAAAATTAATATCTATTTTATTATCTTCCAAGTAATAGATGATATTAACAACTTCATCACTATCATCAGTAATAGACATATTATCAAGTAATTGGAAAAAATCGTCACACTTGATTATTTTTCTTGTTTCTGTTTTGTCTTGTAGATACTTAATTATAAAATTACCTAATTTATTTTCCATATTATTTAGTTGGTCTATTTTCTTCAAACCATTCAACTATTGCGTTTATCGCCCATACAGCACCTGATGATAAAATTCCATCAAAGAACCAACTTATCCAAATAGGTGTTCCAAACAATGTAAGTGTAGGTGAAAAAATTGTTAAAGACAAAATAAATCCACCCCAAGTTGAAAAACACATTGGACAAGTCAATATTCCTGAAATGAAATGTGCAATACCATTAAATGGTAATAATTTATTATCTCCCCAAACTTGGAAGAAATTTCTGAGTCCTTGAAATATTGACCCGAATACCATAATGTTCATAAGCCCGTAGCTTAATATAACCCATACTAAAATTTCCATATTATTCTCCTATATAATGTTCGCTTATTTCACCACCTTCTTCAACTTCACTTATGAATTTTTGGATAGAACGAAATTCTTTTATTTTTTCAATTTGGTCTTCTTCCGTTGAGGTAGTAGTAAAACGTAGTCTGGCACTACCATCACCATCGACCGTTACCGGAATAGTCCTATTAGAACCTATTGACCCTAAAATTTGTATCTTCGTTAGTAATTCAAGTAATTCTTGTATTTCTTCCTTACCACCACTAACTCTTATATCTAAATAATAATTTTCCATATTACATCATTTCATTTAAATTAGAACCTTTAAGGTATACAGCACCTTGACTTAATTTATTGGATTCTAATAGTTTATTTTTTTCTTCAAGTTCTTCAATTCTTGAGTTCTTTAAAGATAATTCTTTTTTTAATGTCTGTAAAGTTTCTTGAAGAAGTAATACCTTATCATTTGGTTTTTCAACTTCGACAATTTTATCTACTATTTTTTCAACCGGAACTTCCTTAATAACTTCAACTATTTTTTCTACTATTATTGGTTCAGGTTTGTCACAAATATTGTCTAAATTTGTGACACTTTCTTCTTCTTTTTTGTCGTAAATATATACTATTTTTTCGACAGGAACTTCCACTTTAACCTCCTTAACCACCTCTCTATCAACATATTTGATGACCTCAACTTCTTTGATGGTTTCGACCGGAACTTCCTTAACAACTTCAACAATTTTTTCAACCTCCTTGATGACTTCAACCGGAACTTCAACCCGTATTTCTTTGATAATTTCAATCTCTACCGGTTTTTCTGAATCTTCACCAAGTAACCCGTACTTTTCAATACTAAATCCGGACGCAAAACATTTTGTGATAAAATTGTCGACATATTCAATTTTATTTAATTTACAATATTCTTGTACAGATTTTAATTGACTAGTCGTTAGTTTGATTTGACTCACGTTCTTTGTTTTCGTTATAAGTTATCCATTGGTTAACTTTGGAACAATCGTGACTATCAATACCACATTTTTTCAACTTATTTTTAAGTTTTTTCAATTGTTTGATTGTTAGTTTATCCACCCAAATACCAATATATCCGTGTTCCGGTTTTCCTAATTTTTTTTCTCTCTGAATTTCATGTTCCATTTCGTTCCATTCAGAATCAGTCATTGATTGTCTAAGATTTCCCATTTCTATTTAATTTTTAATCCACTGAAATACTCAAAATCACCAATATTAAACTCTTCAGTTCTTCCTGGAGTTGAACGATTATATTCCACAATAACTTTGGTATCGGTAATTTCTTTTATAGAAACATTAACCGGTGTAGACCCCAAATCTAAATCAAGTGTTCTACCTATTAAATTGTTTGTTAATTTATTATATAACACCGAATCAACGATAATATTGTTTTTAGCACCTTCCATTCGTTCCTCATCAAGATATTCGTGGATTAATTGATTAACAACTATATTCTCGGTATCAACATCAGAATAATGGAAATGTTCAAACCCTTTCATCAACTCTTGTCTGTCTTCTTCAGTAGGAACGATAATTTTATATTTAACCCAAGGGTTTTCGTTTTCCGGATAATCACTATATTTTTTCATTATTTTCCGCTGTTAACAAGTTTTTCTGTTCCGTTTATTATATCATCAAATGATTTCATCTTAAATGATAAGAAAGGTTTTGGATTATCCAAATCAACAAATGAATAATCATCTGTCTCAAGATTATAGATTCCGAATCCGTGTTTGGTTATTGTCTCACCATAGTTCTGTTGGATTGTTGAACCCACCATATACGCTTTCTTTCCACCCGGGATGTTAAAGATTTGTCTTTTGTGAATATCTCCACATAATACCAAATCACATCCGTCAAACTTATCCGTTTCAAACCCGGTTTCAAACTTATATCCAATGTCAGTTGTTAATCCCTGAACTGGCCCGTGAAATAAACCAATTTTTAACCTACCCGTTTTTTCAATCTCAGGTGGAATGTTATGGTCAAGTAATGAATACACCACCCAATCAACATTTTCGTCCTCGTATTCACCTCTGTTCTTCAAATAAACAATGTTGTCATTCTTTAATGAATCAATTACCGGTGTAAGAGCATCCAACCTTGAAGAGTTGCTCTCCAAGAAGTCGTGGTTTCCAATTATGATTATAGTTTTGGCTATTTGAGAACATTCTGTAAGAATCCAAGCAACAAACTCAATAAGTTCCGGAGTCATTTGGTTTTTGGAATGAACTAAGTCTCCTGTGAAGACAATCCTGTCCGGAGCAATTTCTCTGAATTGTTCCAACATATTATTTAAGATTCCACGGTATAAATCGTGGTCTTTGAATAATCGTATGTGTAAGTCACTAAAGTGAACTAATTTTTTTATCATTTTATTTTTTTATTTTCCAATTTAATAATACCCAAATTAAAAACATAACCGGGATTGCAACCCACCATACCCATTCTTTACTGGGAGATATTATATTAACCATCTTCAGATTGAAATAGGTTAATGCTGGTATCCACCACAACGTTGCGGTGCAGACACCACAAACTTCATTTCGTTTAACTATTTTCATTATTTATCAAATAATTTAAATTCTTCATTTACGTGACCACAATCATCACATCTGTAAGTTGGGAAAGGTACAATAGTATCTTCCGAACTTCCTGTTAACAATTTGTTAACTTTTTTTATCATAACAACTTCTTTGAAGTACATCCCACCACATTCTTCACATACTAATGTTGGTTGTTGCTTTAAATCAATCTTTGGTTTTAATAAATCGTCCATACGTTTTTATTTTAAATTTAATTATTTTTTATTTCTTTGTCAAATACTTTTTCATATCCATATCCAATATAGTTGTAATCACATCCTTTGGTACTCGAAACTCTTCATACTCACCAGTTTCTTTTACCAAGACAATTATACATCCAAATAATTTCATGTTTTCATATTTAGTTCCCTGTAACATTTTAAGAAGAAGTTTACCATAAAAAGGTAATTGGGTAAAGTAGTGACCCAACGCGTTGTTTGGGTGTTTTTGAAATGGGTATTTCATTCTTGTAGTAAAATGAGTTTCCTCAAAGTTCTTCGGCTTGTTTGATTTCCAATCAGTTATCACCAACCCAAATTCAGTTTGTTCTTTATTCATTATTAACCACACCTTATCCGGTTGTCCTGTATAACCTAATTCAGGGTCACCCAATACAATCTCAGTATCTAATAAAACAGCCCCTCTATCAACCATAAGGTTTAGATATGCTGTTCCGGCAGATACCATTGAGTCACCTTTTAATACTTGAGTAAAATCACATTCAAATATTGGCTGTCTTACATCTTTATAACCACCAAACATATCAATAACTTTTTTCTCCAACAAATAGTGAACTCTACTACCCATATTGGTTGCGTAATCACCGGCTGCCTTCCACTCTTCTAATAATTGTTGTTGAACAAACACGTCACCTTTGGCTTTCTTGAATGATATACCTTCACTATCAAATTCCTCATAGAAATACTTGATTACCTTACTCACCGATGGAAAATCACTTTTCATCACACCATTAACATCCTTCATAAAATAAGTGTGGGTGTCCTCAACGAATGTTAGTTCAAGTTCTTCTCTTCTCTTATCTAACAACCCCCTTATTTCTTTTGCAACATCATTTAAATCTATCATCTATTTCATTTTATAAAAGTAATTACTAATGTCGCCCCTTAAATCGGCAACATCGGCATCACCCGTTAATTTTATTATTTTAACTTTACCATATAATCTACCACCATTTAAGTTGTGGTATAATTTAACAGCATCCACCCAAGCATCACTATCCAAACAAATGATTATATTACCATTCGCCTTCTCATATAATGTATTAAGTAATAACTCCGACATATGTTTTCCCAACATAGCAATACTATTTGGTAGGAAGATAGCATCAAATGCTCCTTCACAAAGATGAATGTCTTCATTCCAATTGATAGTATTCTCAAAAAATATTATCTCATCCTTGGATGCTTCCGGATTTTTATATTTTGCTCTTGAGTTTAAGTCCCAACTTCTAGCAATAAAATAATTTAAATTATTCTTACCATCATATGATGGTATAATGATTCTACCTGAGAACGCACCTGTATCACAGAATCCGATACCATACTTCTCAATAATCTCATCGGTAATCCCACGTTGTTTAAGGTAATTATACGCTTGACGACGAACCGGATAAACCAAACTACTATCTTTAAATAAAGTAAATCCTGTTGGTAACTTTAAGTAATCCTTACGTTTCTCTTTTGGTTTATGGTTTTCAGGTTGAAGTAAGTTATAAATTTTCTTTTGTTTCTTATCCCCAAAGTTGTCAATTAGTTTACCAAGTGGTCCTTTTGTATTATTTTCATCACCACAACTCCAACATTTATAAACGTGTTCAAAGTAATTCACTTCAAGGTTTCCTTTGTGTTGGTCTTCATCGCATATTGGACAATCAAAAGATATTTGACCTTTTGATTCATAGTGAAGTTTTTCATCCCCTAATATATCGTGTAGTATTTCTAATAAAATTTCGGCATCATCTGACATACAGCAAAGATAAGAAAAAATATTATAACAGTCAATCTTCACAAGTTTTTCATTCCCATTATATTTATTGAGATAACATAATAAAATGAGTACACAAATAACAATCAGTAATATTACCGGAACATCACCATTTCAGATTTATCTGTGCGATAATCCAATTACTTTATCAATCTATATAGATACAATTTCAACGTTTCCATATAATGTGATAATACCACCTATTTGGAGTTCATTAACATCTTTTAACCTAAAAGTTATTGATGATAATAATTGTGAATCAATTTTAAATTTAACATTATAATATGCCTTGTAGTTCATCATATTGCTTATCTAACACAGGTTACCCAACATTTGACGATGTTTATTTTAGTGCAGGAACATACAATTCTCAACTATATTGGACCGGTCAAACTAATGGATTAGTTATTTACTATAATACCGGAACAACTCAATGGTGTTTATCAACCGTAACAGGGGGGACTTGTGATTTATCAGGTCAATCGCCTTGTTTTAACCCATGTCCGGATTTAGATGATGTTTATTTTTCTAGTGGAGCGTGTCCAACACCAACTCCGAGTCCAACACAAAATTGTTCTAGTTTAGATTTTTCGGCGTTTTTTGATTGTGATTTTCAGACAACTCAAACACCCACACCAACACCAACAACTTCTGTAACACCAACACCTACTCCAACACCAACGAACCCTTGTAATGTCGTTATTAGCGCAACAATACAAAGTGTAAGTCCAACACCAACACCAACACCAACATTAACACCTACACCATCACCACAAATTTCTCGTGATTGCACCTTTGACGGTTCAGTTAGTTTTAATACCATTGATGATAGTATTATTTGCCCATATAGTTATCAATTCCAAGATTGTTATAATGGTAAGATGTATTACACAACAAATCAAATCATAACACCTACCGGAAACACCATAACTAAATTTGAAGTTTATCAGGCAAATGTTAATAGTGAAATATCGTGTATTTCTTATGTTGGTGTAAACAATAATACAATAGGTATTGATGAAATAACATTAATTACAGGACCGTATGGTTTTTCTAATTTAGGTGATTGTATTTTCTGTTCACAAATTAATACACCAACACCAACACCAACACCTACAGTAACACCTTCGGGAATGCCTTCGGAATGTATCGATTGTGGTTTAGAAGGATACATGTATAATAAAACTTAAAAATTTAAATATGCCATTTTCAGCATCAACTTGTTTAACCAATTCCGGTACTGTCGCTTTAGGAGGAACATTTAACATTTATTCTAACGTTGACCAATATTTTAACGCATTTCAAACGAATGTTAGTTATGATGATTTATTTGATAATTGTCCATATATCATGGGTAATGTACCTAATGGGACAACATCTATAAAAATAATTGATACATTTACTAAATGTTGCGCAACAATTGAATTGTTATCTAATGATTTGTGTACCACATGTGATTTATATTTTGACGATTATGAAACAACAAATATTGGTCGAATAGTCGCCGGAAATTTAACCGGTAGTTGTGATACTGAAATATCTGATTATAAAATATTTTGGTATGGCCCTAATTCAACAACAAATATAGCATTTACTTCAGGATTTGGAAATGAATTTTCACCGTATGATTTTACGCATCCATTAACAGGTATAAATTCTCCTATGCAACCATCGGGGGTTTATATTCCCGTAATTGATAAAGTAAAACTAAACGGTCTTGATTTTTCTCAAACAGGTGGAACAGGTTACATTCAATCAGAATTAGAATGTTTTAACGGAACAACTGTTGAAGTCTTCCCTTTTACTTGTGATAACGGAACTGTAGTTGGTGATTATACTCATAGAGTTAATTTTGCCGGAGCATCAGAAGGTGTCACACCATTAACTTTAAATTCAACCTTTGAACTTGATGTAACAACAAATTATTTTGCGTGGAAATTTAATGGTGAAAGTGTACCTGACACACTTAAAATAACATTTTACGGCTCATCATATAGTGAACCAATTATATTAGAATTTATAACAATAGGTGCATTTTCAACCCAATTCACATCTAATTTATCTTTACTAACATTACCTAAATCTGCCGCAACACCTACTAACACGTCTTATCTTTCTAAAGTAACTGATTTAAGTAATTTAACTATAAATTCAGGTGATTATCTTATTTTAGAAGTAATTCCAAACCCAAATAATCCAACAACAAATTGGGATTTTTATTTCACTTGTTTAAACACTTTTGATTGTTCATTATGTTTAGACAATTATTTAAACACACCATACAAAATAAAAACATCATCAATAACTAATATTTCAGGAACTTGTGGACTGAATACAATTGTTTTTGATTTGTCAGCATGTACTCAAAATCAAATAACATCTTCAGACATTTACAAATACATGGTTACAACTACCAACTCAGGTTCAAATTATTTTGGAAGCGTTCTTGGTAGTAATATAACATCACTAATTACTCGTAATATTCAAACAAGAATTAATTACACCCAATGTGGTAAAGCAGGAAATGGTTATCAAACCCCAACTTGTTTCACACCTAGTTCAAATGGTACAATATCATTTTTAAAAACGGTTAGTGGATTACAAGGTGTTATTGATATGACGTTCACGGATTTAAATGATTTAATATCGTATAAAACATCTTATGAATCTAAAAAATCAGCTTCTGGATGGATAAATGATTCAACAAATATTGATTATTACAAATACGGTGAACTCTCGATTCCTAACTCATCCGGTAATCAAACTTGTGGTGACGGAACTACTGAATTACAATATAATATTCATTTCTCAAGTGTTATTACAACGGGTCAAACCTCAAACAATTACACGTTAAGAATCCCAATGCCAACAATACAAAATAATATGAATTTTACTAATTGTGATGTTGGTTGTTCTTCTTCTGTAGACACAATTGTAAATGATGTTAACACATCATCTACTGGAACTACTAATAACCGAACAATTACGTCTAATGTTGGTTCAAGATATATTGACCCGGTAAGTATATATTGGTATGTAAGTAAATCAACGTCAAATAGTCTTACAGGAATTGTAGAAGGTTCATATGGATTTAATAATTCTCTAAATTCTACACTACCTTTTTCAGGAAGTAGTTCACCATATACACCAATACCTGCGTTATCTTCACAAACATGTGATTTTAGTTCTAAAGGTATAACAACAAACCCTAATACTCAGTTTCAATCACAATTAATTTATGTTTACGATTATCAAATAACACAAGGAGGGGCAAATAACACTTACACAATTAAAGCAAACCCAATTGTTAATGGTGTCAGAACCTCAACAAATTACCCTGATACTGTCGTAACAGTTGTCAATGGTTCAATAGTCGGAATACCAAATCCATTATATACTTTTTAAGATATGACAGCAATTAACATACAATCAATCACAGGTTCAAACTTTCCGTATACAATTTATGCGTGTGATGTATATGGTAACCAATGTATTTTAATTGCCACAATCACTACATCAGTACCTCCTGACAATGTTATCGTATTACCACAACAATTTAATAATGTGGCCGCAGTAGGTATTAAAGTTATCTATGGTGATGGTTGTGAAAGATTTGAAGTGGTATATTGTAATTTATTACCACCAGTTCCAAAACAATTCCAAGATTACGAATATTTTGAATTTATGGATTTTGTAATATACGATTTCCAATAATGAACTATTTATAGTATAAAACAAAAACCAATGATTTTAACTCAAAGAACATATTCACCATCAGGTTTTACAACTAGTCAAACATTAATCCATATTGTTGATACTAATAATCCTACCCAAAACGCTGCCGGTTCATCTTATAAATCAACCATTGATGAAGCAATTAGTGGTTCACCATTTGTTGTTATTGTTAGTGGAACAGGTGTTAACTCATCTATAAGAAGAGATGTTAATAATCTTGCATCAGGTAATAATTCCGGAGCTTTAGGAGGATATTCAAACTCAGCAACAACAAACAATTCAATGGTTGTTGGTGGACGACAAAATATAGTTAGTGGTGGGACACATTCATTCATTGGAGGTGGTTATAAAAACACTAATTCCGGTTGTTACTCAACAATAGGTGGTGGTCGTTGTAATATATCAGGAAGTTTTTCTTCAACTGTTGGTGGTGGTTGTTCTAACACCTCTTCAGGTAGACTATCATTCATTGGTGGTGGTGATAATAATATTTCGTCAAATTATTATTCAACAGTAGGTGGTGGTTGTAAAAATGCCGCTTCAGGGCCTCATTCATTTGTTGGTGGTGGTGGATGTAATTCAACATTTAATGGGTTTTCAACAATTGCTGGTGGTCGTCAAAACATTTCATGTTGTTTTGGGTTCATAGGTGGTGGACTACAAAATTCAATCTCAGGCTCATACGCAACAATATCTGGAGGTAGATGTAATATTTCATCAGGTAGTCAATCAACAATTGGTGGTGGGGTTTCTAACATAACCTCAGGCACAACAAACACAATTAGTGGTGGTCAATATAATATTGCCGGTGGTAATCACTCATCAATTGGTGGGGGATTTCAAAATTGTGTTTGTGGATTTTCATTTATTGGTGCCGGTTGTAAAAATCATTCTTGTTGTTTTGGTTTTGTTGGTGGTGGTGGTAATAATATTGCAACAGGTTGTTATTCTTCTATTGTTGGTGGAGAATACAACACTAACTCAAGTAGGTATTCATTTATTGGTGGCGGTTATCAAAACACTATTAGTGGTGGAACTACTTCCTTCATTGGTGGTGGTTTTAAAAACATTGCTTCAGGGGACTTTTCATTTGTGGGAGCCGGTACAGGTAATACCGTATCAGAATGTTTCGCGTTTATTGGTGGTGGTGCTTTAAATGTTGTTGGACCAACAGGTGGTTGTTCAATTATTGGTGGTGGTAAATCTAACTATATTTCTGAACCATCGTCAATGATTGGTGGTGGTCAGGGAAATCAATCATTAAGAGCCTTCTCAACAATAGGTGGTGGAAAAGCTAATTGTACTTGTGGTGGAACATCCTTCATCGGTGGTGGTCAATACAATTATATGTCACTATACAGTTCTTTATCAGTAATTGGTGGTGGATATTGTAACACCTCTTGTGAATCATCTACTTTTATTGGTGGTGGTACACGTAATACTATATGTTCAAGTTGTTCGTTAATTGTTGGAGGTTCAGGAAATACCGTATCAAGTATGTTTTCAACAATTGGTGGTGGTCAATCTAATGGTATATCTTCATATTACACCAAATATTCATCGATTGTTGGTGGTTGTAATAATTGTGTTGGGTACGGATACTATTCTTTTATTGGTGGAGGTTTATCTAACACAACTTATGGTAACAGTGCAATTGTTGTTGGTGGTGCCAATAACTGTGCTTGTGGAAATAGTGCAATTGTTGTCGGAGGTGGTAATAATATTTCTTGTGATAATTATTCAACAATATCAAATGGATTTTGTAATCGGGCACGAACTGTTTCATTCATTGGTACAGGAATATGTAATATTGCGTGTTATTGTTCATTTGTTGGTGGTGGGTGTAAGAATACATCAAGTAATTCTTTTTCAGTTATTGTTGGCGGTTCAGGAAATACATCAAGTAATTGTTTCTCAGTTATAGGCGGTGGTAGTATTAACACATCGTCAGGTTGTTGGTCAACTATTGGAGGTGGAATTTGTAATGTTGCATCAGGAACTACATCATTTATTGGGGGTGGTCAAAGTAATCAATCAAGGTGTAACAGTTCTTCTATTTCTGGTGGTTTTTGTAATATTTCGTCAGGAATCGCTTCATCTATTGGTGGTGGTTCAAAGAATTGTATAACAACAAGCTATTCATCAATTGGTGGTGGTTTATGTAATCTTGTATCAGGAAATAATTCAACAATTTCAGGTGGTAGATGTAACACATCATCAGGTCAAGATTCAACAATTGGTGGTGGTAGATGTAATCTTTCATCCGGAGAATATTCATTTATTGGTGGTGGTCGAGAAAATAATTCAATATGTAGAGATTCCGTAATCGGTGGTGGTTCTAATAATTGTGCCAGTGGTTATCGTTCAACAATAGGTGGGGGTGGTTTTAATACCACACAATGCCCTAATTCTTTTATTGGTGGTGGAAGACAGAATACCGCATCAGGGTGTGACGTAACTATTGGTGGTGGTTATAAAAATTTAATTTCAGGTGGAACAACAACTAATTCAGCCATTTTAGGTGGATTTGGTAACACAATTACAAATTACGCAAATGCTATGGTAATTGGTACAAATATAACCGCAAATAGAAATTATTCAACATTTGTGAATAATTTATCAATTATGAATATTCCAACAAGTGGAGCAGGATTACCTTCAGGTTCTGTGTATAGAATAGGAAGTTCTTTATGTATAGTACCTTAAGATATTTCTTTATTTGATTTATTCAAACCCTCATACAATCTTAAAAGTTTTAAAGATTCATTGTAGTTTTTTTCTAATCTATCTAATTCTTTTTCGTTGACACCTTTTTCACAGGCTTCTTCGTAAATTCTTTTAGATTCTGTAACCAAATTTGATATTGTTCTAATCAGTTTCATATTATATAAATATCATCATCTTTACCATTTATTACATTTGATTGTCATTTATATTTAATTAAAAACGTTTTAATTATTATGATTTTTGTTACAGCACAACCTGATGTACCATATTTCCATTGGCAAATAATGGTGTATATACATAACTTTATTGAACACGGAATACCCCCCAATCAAATACACGTATTACTTGGGATAATAAGTGAAGATGGTAAACCAACTGAAGAATCTTTAAAAATTAAAGATTTAGGGGTTAATGTTTATCATTATATTGACGACAGACCTCAAAAACATTATATACCAACAGTTAAACCTTTTTTAATATCAAAATGGTTAAAAGATTTTCCTGAACATGGTAAATGTTTCTTCTTACACGATTCTGATATTATATTCAGAAAATTGCCAAATTTCGATAGTTTACTTAATGACGATATTACATATCTATCCGATACGATAGGTTATATTGGTTACAAATATATTATGGATTGTTGTAATCGTTATGAAAATGCACACCCAACATCCGGTAAAGGTCAATTAATTCAAGAAATGGCTGACGTTATAGGTGTTTCAGTTGAGTGTATCGAATGTAATCAAGAAAATTCAGGTGGTGGACAATATATAATTAAAAACACTGATTGGTTATTATGGGAAAAAATTTATGCAGATTGTGTTCCGTTATATGACCAAATGTTAGATTACCAAAAAAGATTCCCGATAAGTCCTGGTGAGATTCAATTTTGGACAGCCGAGATGTGGTCATTATTATGGAACTTATGGTTACATGGAATTGAAACTCGAATAACACCTGAATTAGATTTTTCATGGGCAACAGATTCAATACAAATATATGAAGATAAACCAATTCTTCATATGGCAGGAGTAACCGGTAACCAAAAACAAGATAAATTTTATAAAGGAGATTTTATTGATATTAATCCATTAGACAAATTAAAAGAGGATATTAACTTTTTTGATTATGTTAGTTCTCAAAGTTCTACAAAAAAATATGTAGATGTTATGAAATCTTTGGTTAAAAAACAAATAAAGGATTATTTATAGTATAACAGAAAAACATTATAATGATATATTATTTTCAAACATGTTGCGTCAAATTTAATGAATCCGATAATTATTTCGGAGTAAATGATATTACTTTACCTTCACCTATTTTAGGTAAGGTTTATTCCGTTGAAACCCCTTCATTTAGTGGATGTGCTTATTTAATACAAGGTCCAATCCCATCAGGGTCGTTAATTTATGATGGAAGTAAAACGACTGTGGCATTATATTCAAATTGTCAAGATTGTTTGGAGAACGCTTATAGTTGTTTTCCACCACCTCCTCCACAACCAGCAATTACATATGTTCAATCTAACGAATGTGACGTAATTACAATATTTCCAATGACCATTGAATGTGATTCAATTAACCCTTCTACATCAACATCAAACGATGGAAGAGTTTCTGTTTCCATAACCGGTGGAACACCACCATACAAATATATTTGGGGTGGTAGTATATCAGGAAACATTAGTCCGGCTGTTATGAACTTATCTGTTGGGTCTTACCCTGTAACAGTTATAGATTATTGGGGTGATTTTACCGCAACAACAACATGTCAATTAACTTCAACAACTTAACTATGGAGACAGAATACGATTTTTGTTTAAATTCAAGTATAAATAATCTACAAATTCATTTCAATCCTTACGGTACTGATAATGAAGGATTCAACCAATGGGTATCTGACGATTATACTTACATTATTAATTGGGACTCATCATTAAATAGATGGAAATTAAATGGTGGTAACTTATCATATTCTATGTATTCATCATTACCATCTTCAGTACCCCCACTTAACTCTTGGTACATATTAGGAGCCAATGGAACTGTAGTAGTAAATGAAGGTGTTTGTAATCCATTAGGTGTTAACTCATTAACATATAGTGTTAATCAACCAATATGTACATGTGATGGTAATTTAATGATTACTGCATCAGGTGGTTATCCTCCATACCAATACTCAATAGATAATGGTGTAACATATTCTAATTCTCCAATTTTTAATAATTTATGTTCGGGGATATACAGTATTAAAGTTATTGATTTAAGTGGAAATACAAATAGTAATAACGTGACGTTAAATGAACCGGCACCACCAACATTGTACAGTTTAAAATTAACAACCACATCAACAAATCCGGTAAATAATAATACGACATTAACTAATCAATATACAACAACCGTTAGTGTTACACCTGAATTACCAAGTGGAACAACTATTAGTTTTAATATTTATCATAATAATCAATTTAATTATTCACCAAGTGCATCAACAGCCACTTTGACTACTAATACAATATTAACTAAAAATAATACACCAATAACTGTTACAACTACAGGGACAACAACATCAAACACAAATTATAACCCAATTCAAGGATGTCAAAATTTAACAAATTATATTGATTTTTATACTGAAAGTTGGGAGACATTAACTTTCACAAATTCAGATTCAATAATATTAAACACAACAACAACAATTACACAAAACGAACCATTAACACCTTGTACTTATACATCAAGTCAAGATTCATTTAGTATTGGTAATGCAACGATATCCGGTTGTGGATGTTGTCGTGTACAAATAATTAGCGTTAATTAAAAATAAAAAAAAATAAGAATATTTATATCACATGGGATACATATTAAAAAATACACAAGGTTTACTTAGTACAAGACTAACCGATACCGCAAGACAGAAACTATCACAAGGTAGTTTTAACATTTCTTATTTTCAAGTAGGTGATAGTGAGGTGTCTTATAACACATTAACTGGAACACCTTATAATCAAACATCTACAAACATTCTTGAACCAGCATTTAATGCTCAAAATTCAACAGGAGCACCTGAAAATAATAAACAAAATGTTAAATACCCATACTATGTTGATGGAATAACCGGTAACACTTATGGAATCCCATATATGGCATCAGTTCCTCAAGCAGTTTATAATAGAGCCGCAATGAGAGGGTTTTTCACCGGTAATACAACTGCAACAACTATAACTTGGAGTGCCTTAACTAATAGCCAATATACTATAAACTCTAACTACCTTGTAGATATGTCTACATTAACAGGCGGTAGTGTTATTCAATTAGTATATTCAGGATGTAATTCAGATATTGTAAGATTACCAGCTGTTGGTGATTTTGTAACAATATACTATGATGGTCAAGGTGAATATAATTGTTATTGTGAGCCAGGTCCAACACCTACTCCAACATCAACACCTACAGTCACACCATCATTTAATTCATCACCAACCCCAACCCCAACAATAACACAAACATCGTATTTATGTGAATCACCGACACCTACACCAACACCATCGTCTACTTGTTGTACTACACCACTACCTCCAACACCAACACCACCTAATTGTGAGATGTCTATGAGTAGTTGTTATCCAATGATGACTTATAAAATTGTGGATATTTGTTTGGGTAATTACACATTAGATAGACCAACACCTGATTTTTCAAACTTTTCAAGTGGATGTTTTGCTAGAGTATTAGTATACCCACCGAATATGACTACACTATATGATAGTATCACACCAAGTTCTCATTGGAATCAAAATGTTATTAACTTTGAATCGTTGTGTAGTACTGACGAATCTGATGTTAAAATTTGGAATATGAATATTCCTTGGTCGGAAAATCCTGCAGGATTATATGAATCTACTTATAAAGGTTACCAATATTTTGGTTCAGCTTCTTATTTAGGTAGTAAAGAATATTTTGGATATATGTCTGATAGTGGTCAAACAGATAGTAGTGTTGTTTATTATTATAATTCATTTAATGAATCAGTAATTGTTCAACCTAGTGAACAAAAAGCTATCGCTATTATTCACTATACTAACCAATCAATTGATTTCTTTTATGGTGAGAAATTTGCCTTTGAACCTTACGACCCTAATAATCCTACAGACACAACAGGTGAAGCCCGTAATTTCAAATTACATTTACCATGGCTTATGTGGCATAAGAATCCTGAATGTTGCAAAGGACAAACGTTTTGGGTTGACCCACCAGGATTTGAAGATTTAGTTTCAAACACCGGAGAAAGTTTATTATTTACACCTCACTACATTTATTCAACTAAAAACCCTGATATGAATAACCCGGGTATTAGATATTATAATCTATGGGATAATAATGTTAACGAGAGTAATGGTCTACCAAATAGAATTGGTAAAGTATTTCCTGACTCACAAATTATTGTAATTGATGATGAAGAAATAATTGCAGCAATGTCTTACAAATCAAATCGTAATTGGACATTACCTGCACCTAAAATTTCATTAACAACACCAAACACTTGTGTTGTTGAGAATAATCAACCAACGGTTAATGGTATATTAAGTGCCGATACCGAATATATGTATGTAACTTACAGATTTAGTAATACGGATATATTCACCAATTCATTACATTGTAATTATTATACTAAAATTCAAGGACCAAACGTGTCGTGTGGTTCATTAACCGAGCAAAACGTATCTATTAGATTTGGTGCCGAGTTCCCTTGTTTAAATCAACCAACGTTAATTCCAACAACAACTACCACAACCACAACCACAACAACAACTCTATGTCCTTCCTGTGACTTAATTACAGGGTTTTATGCCGACACTTTCCAAGTTATTTGTCAAAAAGTTGTTGGTACAGGAAGACCTGACCCGGATGAATGGAAAATAATTGATTTTACACCTCAAATAAGTGCAACAACAATAAATGGGTATTTAACTGTTGATAGTTTAACAGGAACAACATTTACCATTACTGAAGAGAATTATGCTGCAGCTGACGATTATAATTTAAATGATTTTATTCCTTTAGTTCCTAACGGAACAACAACACCTTCATTAAATTTTGGTGACGAATATTATTTCTATGGTTCATTAGAAACAGATATTGAGGCAACCATTTATGAAATGAAATATAAAATAAATCTTGGTCAAGCAGAATTTCAATCAACCTCAAACCCAACATGGACTAAAGGTACTAATTCATATATTACTGAAATTGGTCTTTACGATTCTGATATGAATCTTATGATTATATCAAAGCTACAATCTCCTGTGTTAAGACAAGGGATTCAACAGTTTTTGGTTAAATTTGATTTCTAATAAAATATGAAAAAAACTCTTAAAGAAAGTCCTAAAGTTTTGGGATTAGATGTTAGTACTAAAACAATTGGTTGGGCACTATTTGATATACAAAGTCAAGAATTACTTGAATTAACTCACATATCACCTATCCCAAAACCAAAAGAAGAAAATAAGATAAAAGAATTACTTCTAAAGGGTCAAATCTTTAGAACCAAACTTTTAGAATATAAAGATATGGGTATTACTAAAGTGATTATAGAAGAACCTTTATTAAACTCAAACAATGTCTACACAGTTCAAACTTTATTAAGATTTAATACCTTAGTCACAAAAGAAATATATGATGTGTTAGGCGTTGTACCTGATTTTATATCAACATACAATTCTCGTAAGTTTGCTTTTCCGGAGTTAACTCAATTAAACGATAAAGGTAAATACGTATTGTTCGGAGGACTTCCTAAAGACATTGACAAGAAAATGATTATATGGGAGTTGATAGCCAAAAGAGAACCTCAAATCACTTGGTTATACACACGAAACAATACCCTGAAAAAAGAAAACTTTGACCAAACAGATGCTTATTGTTGCGTCATCGGTCATATGAAACAAGAAAAAATATGGTAAAAAAATAACCCCTCTTAACGGAGGGGTTTTTTATTATAGACAATCACCACCTGTCATGAAAATTTCTAAAGTTGAATTTGGGGAAACTGTTACACCGTTAAATTCCACATCTACGTATGTTCCACCCGCTTGCAATAAGAATGACCCTGTTTGAGACTCAATTATTACACCATCAACGATTAATGAAACACAAACAGTTTGATTAATATTTGAAAAAATTGTAACTGTTAACGATTGATTAAGAAGTCCCGTATGAACACCAAATATAGTTGATGATACAGTTGCCGGGAAATTAGATAAAGCATCAATTATGTAAAATGGTGGTGAAATTTCAGTAATTTCAACGTTAGATTTAACAACACTAACAAGGAAATTATTTGTTGGTTCTTCAATCTCTTCATTACCTTTCTCACATAATTCACAACCTCTTTGGTCTACACTACCATAATTTGTATTACTTACTGAATCAAATTCATTATTGTTAGAAACTAATGGACTTAACCAAGGTAATGATGGTTGACCATTATAAATAGCTTTTAATATCCAACAACTTGGTTTTCCACCGATAATACCTGAAAATACATCACCAATATTTAATATATCTAACACTAAAACAGGTTGTAATATATATTGTGACTCACCATCGACTAATAAACATGATTGATATAAATACCATAATGGAGCGCCACTAGATGTTGGAGTTGGTGTATGTGTTGGTGTTGGTGTAGGTGTTCGTGTTTGAGTTGGTGTGACTGTAGGTGTTTGTGTCGGTGTTTGGGTTGGTGACGCATTTGGGGTTGATGTTGGTGTTGGTGTTGGTGTTTTTGTCGGTGTTTGAGTTGGTGTCTGACTTGGTGGTAAACTACAATATTGACATGATATATTATATTCAATAAACATATCAACACTAACATCAGTTGCAACTAAGTATTGTTCTTCACATTTAGCAATAATTTGGATACCATTGTTTAAAGGGTCTATATTAACTTGAGCCACTTGGTCAAAAGTTTCAATTAAGGTAACTAAAGAGTCAAAATATTCATCATCGGTTGGATAATCATTTAACCCATTACTGATGTATAATTGAGAAATGTTGGTAATTTCACCTATTTGAACGACAATATTAAATATAGCTTGATTAAGTATACAATTTGTAAAACCAGAGGTTAAATCATAAAAACCTTCATTTAACATTTCTTTTGGACCTTTTTTAACTAATTCTCCAATATTTTCAAATTCACTATCACAAATATTAAATGTTTGAAATGATGAAATCAAATCAAACCCATTTATTGTTACTTCTCTAGTTTTAACACATTCATTACTATCTGTAACCTGTAAACTATATGTACCGGCACTTAAGTTAGTTAAATAATACCCTGTTTGACTATTTACGTTATTACTCCACAGTAATGTAAATGGTGGAGTTCCATTTGTAATATATGCCGAAACTGTACCATCATTACCATTGTTAGCATCAGTACCTGATAACATAAAATCAACGTCATTTGATGGGTCTATCTCAAAACTTGATGTTTGTCTACAAATTATTCTTGGAGTTGATTCAGTAATAGTTAAAGAATATGCCCCCGAATATAAATTATCAAAAGTATAAGCACTTAATGGTGTTTGAAAAGATTCGTAAGAAAATTGACTCCCAATAGTATAGGTATAAGGTGGTGTCCCACCCGATACTGTAATGGTGGCATAACCATTATTTAAATTACAAGTAGTACCTGTTGTATCCGCAGTAAACGTAAATAAAGGGGTATTATTTATAGAAATAGGTGAACTAACATAAGTACAACCACCATTATCAGAAATTGTTAATGTATATGTGTCAGACGCTAAATTACTAAAAACCCAATTTCTAAAATTATTTGTATATACTTCACTATCACCTAACGAATTAGTTAATGTGTAAGTAAATGGTAAAGCACCATCAGATATATTAATAGTTATTTTACCATCACTATTACCACAATTTGAATTAGTTGTTGTAACACTAACTATATTAAAACCATTTGGTGGTATTATTGTTGTCGTTGGTGTTATTTTACATAAAGCAGCGTCAGTAACTTGAACTGAGAAAGGACCTCCACCTATATTATAAAATGTTTGAGAAGTACTAAATGAGACATCAATCACACCTGTCGAAGCTGAATAATAATATGGACCTGTACCTCCTGTTATAGTAAGGGTTACCTCACCATTATTACTAAAACACGATGGTGGTACAACTGTAAATGAACCAAACCCTAATGGGTCAACTTGAGTTACTGTTGCAGATTTAGATAATGTACATCCCAAACTATCCGTAACAAGTACTGAATAACTACCTGCGGTTAATCCTGTAATAAAATCAGTTGTTTCACCATTAGACCATAAATAAGTAAATGGTGGCGTTCCTGTTAATCCTGTTATGTATATTTTACCCGAATCAACATTTGCACAACCGGAATCCATTACAGTATAAAACCCCCAATCAATATTAGTTGATGATTGTATTATTGTAGTCTCACTTTGTCCGCTACATCCACCACCATCATCTGCAATTATGTAATAAATACCCGGTGATAAATCTGTAAAAGTATATGTATTACTAAATGATGTACCTGAACTAATAAAACCTTCGGTAGTTTCATATAAACTAAAACTACCTATACCATAAAAATTAGATGTTTGCCCTGTTATAGAACCATTACTGACATTACACGTTGTATTGTCAATTCCTATAATACTCACACAAGTACCACTAGAAATATTAATATTTACCGGTAACGAGGTGTTTGTTGGTGAACAAGAGTCAAGAATGTTAAACGAATATGTTCCTGCCGATAATGTGGTAGCCGTATAACCAGTTACACCAGCACCTAAAACAATAGTACCTAACGCAGGATTAACCCACTGAATAGAATAATCAGGAGCAGTTCCTGTTATATCAATACTAAACCCTCCTAAATTAGAATTAGCACAATCTCCCGATAAACTAGTTAATATATAAGATAAACTACAAGCCATTAATTACATAAAATTTCAAAATTTATTCCAACATTCAATTTAAAATTGATACCCACATCATTAACCGAACAAATTGAACTATAAACAACTACATCGGTATCATTTAAAATATACTCATAACCATACAAATCTAAACCATTCAAGGCATTTTCTAAGGCGGTAGTCCATTGGTCTGTTGTTGGTGAACTCAAACCAGTGTTAAGATATCCAATACCTGTGAAAAATTGATATTGAATGATTTCAACATCGTCTAAACTTAACACAACATACCAAGTACTCTTTAAGGTGTTCAGTAAACAATCATTTAATTCATAACCTTGTGAAGTTAAATAATTACCTAATAAATAACCTAATACCGCACTAAATGATTGTAATTGTGGATTAGTCTGCCATGGATAAATAGAACATTGTGTTGATTGAACGTAACAATCATATGTAAAAATATTACTAATCATTGAACATGGGTTACATGGCACCGGAATTAATTGACATCCTTCTTGTCTTCTCCAAACAAATTTTTGTCTATGGAATATAGAATTTTCGTATTTAACCCCTGTATTCCAAATAGTACTTGCAGGAATCATTTGTTCCACAAGTCGTACCCAATAATCACCCATACCATCAACATATTCAATCATGTTAGTATAGTTGAAACTACCATCAGGTACTCCGGCTAATTTTTGAGCATCTAAATATTTCCAATAAATTGACTGAAGAGTTGGATATCCCATAGTCTTACCATCAGTTGAAAATTGTCTATTTCTAACATTAATCATGTTTTTCCAAAATGTTTGGGCAAACTCAAAGAATGTTTTACGTTTTGGTTGTGGATTTATTTCAGTCCAATCCACCCCACCTCTCATTGGATAATTAGAAACAGGGTTTGGGTCACAATAAGTTGGTTGAACATAATTTAAACCTTCATTAGGTATTGGGAAATTATATTCTCTCGACATTGTCCACACATCATATGATAAACCTTGTGCCGGATTTAAAAATAAATCAGTATTTTTGGCGTTAAGAACTAACGCATCATTTGTTGTATAATATAAAGCATTATAACCACCATCTAAATTTGAACGTACCCCAACTTCGGTATCAACCCAACTTTTATTATTATCAATAGTTTGTGTTAGATTATACCCTAAATTCATAAAAGGGAATTGTCTAAATCTATCAAAATATTCTTGACCATAACTATATGGTGTCAAAACTGTTTGATAGTTAGGGTTTGCTCCTGTAAATACACTATTGGTGTAACTTACTTCTTCAGGGGCTCTATGTTTTGGTGTTTGTTCAAACCATCCACTACCTTTTTCAAAGAAAAAATCTTCGGTATTTGCCGGTGCTTTAGGGAAACCAAACTCATCCATTGGATACTCATCTTTGGTTATATTAACATCTTGAATTACTGATGTTGTTGTAAATCCTGTATATTCATCATTTCTAAATCTATAGGTATTACCCGCCTCAAGTGTTGGTAATTCTTGAGTATAAGTACCTCCTGATATTTGAGCAAACTGAGTATTAAATTGATTAACATTAATTCTTTGGTCGGCTAAGTAAATGTACTCATTAAATTCAATCAAAGCATCAGGTGCACCAATTAACGCCATTAAAGTTTCAATAGCCTTTCTTGTTCCTTTTGATTTGAACAGGTAAGCAGAATTTAATATTAAATTTCTATAATATTGATAATTTAATTCATCAGGTGTTGTGGCATCTGATACTCCAGGATATTGAGACCTATCGGTATTTCTTTGACCAAATACCGAACTTAAAAAATCATCAGTAGATACCGGTGACATATTTGTTTGCCAACCTAATGTTTGTGACAAATTTTTAAGTAATTGAGATGGAATATCATCACCTGGATTATAATGTACTGAGTTCATAAACGCTAATGCACTTATAAACTTATTTGTTTCGTCAAAACTTCTACCATAAATCTGCAACACTTTTTCCATTTTTTGACCTATCGTGTCAAATTCTTGGAAAGCTCCCGTTGTTAAAAATCTCGCAATAATGTTTGTTTTATACTCATCCATTGACGCTCCAATATCATTTAACTGAACTAAATAATTTGTAAAAGCATTTGTTACGATATCAAGATTCCAAGAACCATTTAATGGGAATGTTACAAACTCTTGTGAAGTAAAATAAGTACCATCTTCAGCATCTCTTGGTACATTAAAATTAGCGGTGTATTTTGGAGTTATATTTCTATTTAATAAGAAATTTTCAACCTCATCTAAATCTTCATTAAAAATTCTATTAACTTCATAGTCATTTGGTCTAATTACCAAATCATCAAAAGTAACTGTTTGAAATGGAAATGGATGTCCACTAACACTTATGTTTAAAGTTCCGGATGTTAAAGATGTTGTAGGAATAATTGCAGTTACATTATATCCATTACCATTATAGTATAAACTATAATTAGCATATTCAACCGTCATGTCTCTAAGCGGAGACACTTCAATTTCTTTTAATTGGATATTTCTTGTTGAATTTACAGTAAAATCAATTGCAAATGGATTTCTTAAACGAGAAACATCTAAATCAAAACTAGTTATATTATCAATCTCATTATAAGTTATATTTGTTGCGGTTTCACCTTTAACATAATTTTCACCCATAACCGTCGCCTCAAGAGCCGCAGGGAATTTAGAAATAATTACCTCAACAGATGTTGATAACCTTTTAACTAAAGACCCGTATTGAGTAAAATTGGTAATTTGACTTAAATCAAAATTTGGATAAACTTTAAAATTATTTTCAAAAATCGTTCTTGATTGAATGGTACTATCTAACCCTAAACCTTCTAAACTAATTGGGTCAGAAAATGTCCCTGTACTAAAGGTTCTATTAGTTTTCTCATTAAAAGAAGTCACAAATTCAAAATTACCTTGCGTCAAACCACCCCCAGTGACTAATTGGAAACCAACTAAATCATCAGAGAATGAACTTGCACCGGATGGACCTTGTGGAGGACATGTAAATTTTTGTAACGCCATTATTCAGTTATGTTTGTAAAGTTTTTACTAAAATCAATATTATCACCTCTATTTTGTCTAACTTCATATAACAACGTATTAAATTGGTCTCTAATTTCGTATAAGTTATATTGTTGGTAAATGTTATTATTTGCATCGTAAATAGTGTAGATACCGTCATCCATAGATTTAGTTTGATTACCATAAAGAGCGATTGCCAATGTTGAGAAATCTTGGTCCGCAATTTCAATATCAAGTGTAATAGGATTAAAGAAGGTATTAGACATTATAATATTTTGATTTGGCTGTCCAATATATGGTGTTGCGTTTGGTTTGTTTGTCGGAGATGACGACGGAGAAACCGTACAAAAGATTAAATTTGTATTGTTATCAGTATATCTATATCTTATAGCTTTTTGTGATGTATTTGTTAAATTTTGAACAACTGGTTCACAAAAGAATGATGATGTAACAATTCTAAAGAAATTAGGTATTTTTGTTCCATCAGAGTTTAAGTATTCAATTCTAAATCCAACTAAACCTTGATTAACAAATTTATTTCTAAATTGAGTTGGGACATTGTTCAAATCAATCACAATCCCTTTTACATTAGGTAATGATGATAAAACACCACAATCTAATATACTCGTTCTAATCTCCGCTGGTCTAATATATAAGGTGTAGATACCTAATTGGTTAAATTGTTCCGCAGGCAGTCTTAAATTGTATAACCCACCTAATATTTCAACATTAGGGTTAGGACTTGAACTTGTTTCTTGATTATTAAAATAAGGTCTTAATATTGACACAGCATCTAACTTTGTTAATACAAAATTATCTGTTTCATCTCTTGATGGTGTATAATTAAGAATGATGTCCACATCTTCCGGTGATACATCTGCGGGTCTTATTGTACCGTATGTTCCTGTTGCCATATTATTATTTTAATCTATTTTTATTATGTTAAAAAATTTGTAACCATATTTTTCAAGGTCACCTAAATTATCTACTTCCCCTAATCTTTCCATCGATTCTAATGCGGAAACTTTTCCTCTCTCTATAAATACATTGGATTGAACTTCTGGCTCATCAATTACGTTTAATAATGCCTCATTTTTTACAATTGGTTCACATACCGTATCTATTGGTGTTACACCACTAACTACAAAGAGTGTTGTACCATCACTATAATCATAGTAATCAACTCCATTAATTGTATACCCAGTGTATAATTGACTACCACTTGTTCTTCCACCCCAATAAGTCCCAACAACACCGGTCGTACCCGTTACCTGAACACCAATGTTGTAATACCCATCATCTAAATTGGCCTTTTTACCATAAACTCTTAAATCAGCCACTGATGATTGGGTATATCCACTAACAACTAAAGGTACTGTTAAATAAGGGTTAATACCACTTTGATATGTATCACAACTAGCATCCCCACTATAAATAAAATCATAACAAATTGGTGTTGCCGACCAACTACCACCCATTGGAGTAAAACAAGTTGTTCCTTTAGGGTCTAATATGGTAACATCAGTAAATGGTACTGTAACCGTTTTCTTCACTACATTAGAACCCCACGGACTCATACCTGACATACTAATTGTAAATTCACCGGGTTGTGAGTATGGATGCGAATAAAAATTAGGACTAAAATTTGTAACAGTTTGTTTTGGCGAACCATCACCCCAATCTATTTCATAAGATGAAAACTCTAAATATTTTTTAAATTCAACATCTGAAGTATTATAAAAATTGTATGTATATGGAGCATCTGTATTCGCAGAGAACAAAAAGTTAGTCATAACCTCTTGTTGGACTATCATTCCATCAAACACCGAATAATACCCAACATCAACCGTATTTTCAGTAATTAATATTGGAATAGTTAAACCCGTTAATAATGATGTCCCTGGTTTGAGTGTTGATTTTGAAATATTAGAGGTCGCTGTCGTTCCTGTCGCACCTGTTAATATTTGAGTCATTGATGAATATACATAAGCACTCCCATCAATATATTTGGTTACCTCACGAGTATAGATATCACAACAAAATGGTATTTTTTGTTCCTCAATATATGGATTTCCGATATAATTAATTTTAAAAACATCACCACTAATTACTTCAGGTGATATTCTTATACGATACGTATTTGCACTCATTATGGATTAATATATTCATACCATTTTATGGAACTAGTAGTTCCCACCCTAACATCTAAATCATCCAAGATTTCGTAGGTTTTATTAACATAGTCTAAATTAACTTTGTAATAAAAATATTTTGAATCAAATTGAAACACACTCGGAATCAATGGAGATGATTGAGGTATTTTCATCATTTTAACATAAACACCCAATTTACCATCAAAAAACTTAGCACTCATATAAAAAGTCGTTAAATTATAAAACTTAATATTTTTTAACCAATAAATGAAAAATCCTTCCTTATCACCAACAAAATCTAATTTATATGACGGTTTTTTAATCAAAACATCCGGAATATATGGTGACAAAGTTACTGATTCAGTAAACCCTTGTTGAACCGGTATTATTATTGTAAAATAATTAGTTTGAGATTTACCATCCATAGTATCGTAAAAATCCAACTTGAAAAACGATTTTGTAAAAGGTTTTTCATAATAATAAATTTCACTTTTATCAAATCCTTCAGGTAGGTAACTATTTACCCAATCATTACTAGTCGCAGTAGTCACATTATTAACATTACCACTATAAAAATAAAAATCATATTTTACATCGGTTTTTGTATCATCATTATATGGTTTATGTGAAAATCTTAATAATTCAAAATCTTCAGCAACACCAATTATGTCCTTTATAACGTCTTCTTCATAAAGTTCAATACTATCTTCCTGTCCGTACATATCCCATTTCAGTTCAATCGGTAAAAGAATGTACTGTTCATCATTAGGGATTACAAATCTAAATTTATTACTCACAATCGTCTATTATTGGTTCTGCGGTTATTATCTGTTCATTATAATTAGTACCTTCCGGTATTATTCTAAAAATAATATTATCATAAGGGTAATGAGCACCATTTAAAAATGGATAATTAACCCCAATACCATTAGAGTCAACAAACCCATAACTATATAAATCTTTCCATAAAAAAGTATCTTTACTTGGGGAGTAATACGCATAATTAGGCACATCCACAACATTTTTCTTATTACCCTCCTCAATATAATCTGAGAATTGTCGTATTGTTAAAGAATTATGCGGTTGATAATAATAACCAAACGGGTTTGTCAATGACATTCTATAACCTGTTGAACTAATTGGTCGTCCAATGTTAAATACTTTAGCATTATACGTTATTTTATGGTATAAATTAGATATAACTCTTTCAGTTTGTTCAAAATTATTCCATTCACAGTAATCACCATCTAACGTATCACCTTCTTTTAAAGACCTATTGTATGTGAAAACTATTGGAGCACCATTATACTCTCCTAATGGTAATCCATTTGGCCCTAACGTTGTATTTACATATGTGTCTATAGGAATGTTTGTGTCTGACAAATTTTCAGCCTCACTCCACCAATCAGTCGGTAATTTAGTTTGAGGATTTAACGGTAAATTAAAATCATACCCAAATTTCATACCTTGATACCCCATTCCCGGCCCTATTAATCTACCAAACATATAACCAAAATAACCTTTCCAAATTGTTGTAAAGAATAATTCAGTTAATGGTCTTTTTTGATTATCAATTAAATCATTAATTCTAACATCTTTATCAAATGATAATGTATAAGATTGAGCCCCTTCTTTTATTGAAACTCTAGCAATTCTGTTTGGTGTAAAACCACTACTTTCATATTTTCGTTTAACTCCAAAAATATTTTGGTCAAACCCCGCATTAACTAAAATAGCATTTTCAGGATTTGTTAATATTTTATGTCTTCTAACATAATATGTTGAAATAGTATCGTTTGGGTTATCATTATTTATAATTCGTCTAAATGTTCCTTCTGTTCCTGTTGTAAATGTAGTTCCCGTAAATCCAACATTAAAAATGTTAAAAATATATAAATCACTCTCATATTTTCCGTCACCTAAACTATATACTTCAAATGTATCCACATTGTTGTAACCAAAACTTAATTTAACAAATTCACCCGGAGTTAATCCGTGTTTCATAGGACAGGTAAATTTTATAATGTTTCTACCATTATAAACTGTTGTGTCATTATTTTCAATAACAAATGGTATTCCATCTGACGCAACCCAATCTAACGTTATTGCGTTTGAAATTGACGCTATTTTGGTAACCGCTTGTAATTGTTTTTGATAATCATTTTCAAAAGGATAACTTATAAAATGATTCCAATTATATGTTGAAGCACTTTTACTAACAAAAGTTAAATGATTATATGGTGGTTGAGTATAACCCGGAACATCATAATCAGTTCTAATAAAATCAAATTCATTATATTGAGGTAATCCTGTCCAAGCGACGTTAAGATTAATTGGACAATTATTTATAGCCGCTTGAGCTTCATTAACGTAATATAAATTATTTTCAAACGGTTGGTAATTTGTACTACCAGTATACGAATTATCAAATAATAATGAAAATTTACAAGTAGGTCTAAAGATATCAGATTTTTGTCTTTCATCATCAAACACTTGTTCTAAACTAACATCAATATTCCTATCAAATTCAACATTCATTTGAGCTGTTTGAACTAAAGGAACATTAAACATCAGATTAGTATCTGGTGCCGATTTATATCGTAAAGAACCTAAAATTACTCTAGTATCAATTCTATTTCCCATATTAGTATATTGTTGTTGTTGTATCTAACCATTTAGTTGTAAATCTATCAAATGCCGATTTACCTTTTTTCAACCCAAAATAAAAATAAAACGGTGCACCGGTATTAAACAATCTATCGTTATATGAATTTGAATCGATTGAGTTAAAATTCGGATTTAAAGTACCATCAGGATAAACAGAATAAATATAACCTTTAAAATATTTATTTTCAGGATTTTGGGATGTTCTCATATATCTTGATGAAGGTTCAGTTCTATCTAATAATTGATATGGATAACTAAAAAATGCCGACCCGTTTAATGGTGTTGAATACCATTCATTTTCTTGTGACCCAAAAATACTAGCAGTATCTTGACCTTTTATATTCCATTGGTAAAATGGAACTTCTTGAGTAAACACCGAAAAATAACTAAAAGTACAATTGTCCGTAACAAGTCCATCAGGGTCAATAATTGTTCTTTTTGGAGATATAAAATCTCGTGTTTGAGTATCAGAAGAAAAGAAAACCCCAAACACCACATCATTAATATCACTTGAAGGGTTATAATATATTGGGTTTTGTTGTCCAATAGGGTTATCAGGATAATTTATTGATTGAAACGGAGCAACCGATAATTCAGAATTAATAGCAATCATTTGAGCGTAATCACCATCAATCATAAGTTTAGTTCTTGTAAAAAATGATAGGATACCAACACCGGTAACCCCAATTCTAGTTAAAAACCCAGGACTCGCTAATCTTGTAATAATTAAAAGATTTAATAATTCAGACACATCCCCATAAGTTGTGGTATTTAATCGATTAGCCACATACCCATCAAAATCATCAGACATTACTAATTCTTGTAAATATAAATTTCTTGGTCCTAAATCCATAATAGTTGTTGGATATTTTAAATTTGTAAAATTACCACCATAACCACCAAATATACCACGTACAAATGAATTAGGTTCAGGTCTATCCATACCAACAAATTCAGAAGTACTATCATTCCAAGGACTACTTCTATAATAGAAATTATTAGTAACTTGGTCAAAATAGATATTATCGTCACAAATGTTACTTTGAGGTCTATTTAAACTATCAAAGAATACATCATTAGAAAACGAAAAAGAATAAAGAGTACCATTAATCCAATTGTTTGTAAATAAGTGAGAAAACACATTTCTACACGCACCAAACATTACTTGTATTCTATTTGTCCATTCAAAGACAATTTGAAAATCTTGACCATTTAATAACGAAATTATCGGCTGAGTTATTAATATATAACATCCTCCATCGAATTTAACCTTACCACTACCAAAACTCCAACAATCATTACCTTTATCTCTAATTTTTAAATTATATTTACCAGGAGAAGGTTCTTCACTATAATAACAACCTAATGGCGCCATACTACCACAATTAAAAGATTCTAAAATTTGATTAACAACCGACGGTTCGTCAGCATCAGGTACAAATGCACCACCTTCACCTTGAAATAAATCTGCAGAACCTGTACTACCAACATTTTGATTAATTGCCGCACCATCATCCGTTACAATAAAAATTGAAAAATTAGTATTAGTATGTAATGGGAAACTATTATTTAAATTATTCTGTACTAATGTTGATGTCGGTAATCTATCTGACCTCATTATTATCTTTTTAGGATTACCGCTATTTAATTGGTAATCAAGAGTAACTCCACTAAAATATTTTGGAGCGTAATAAACATTTTGGAGTAAAACTGAACCATCTCCAGCACCTGTTGTTTGATTAACATTTATTCTTTGATAAAACATTGACCCTCCCTCAACAATCTCTTTAGGGTAATATCCTCGATTGTCATTTGGGGTCGCATTAAGTGTTCCGCTTCTTCTATCATAAGCTTTTTGATTTGAAGTAAAAAGAAATTGACAATTAATATCATAAGTATATTGCATATCCCACTCAACAATAAAACCATTCCAACCCTGAGTACCAATTGATGTTGGAGCAATCAAAAATGGTGGAGCAACATCATTAGTATAACTATCAACCACTCTAGACACAGAAGATGATGGGAATGTTACAGATGATAATGTTGGAGCACTTTGTCCGGGTGTAAAACTACCATTTGTTGTGTCTAAATTAGAATAATATGTTTGTAAATTAGACGTAAATGAACTAAACCCAAATGTTGCCGCGGTATTTGGAACGGGTGGTGGGGTTAACGAAGGTTCAAAATGAAATGAATCAAAATAATAATTAACATTTAAATTATTAGAAGTTTGATGATTAACACAATTTAAACCACCCTGAATAGGATAGTTTAATTTAAATTTATCTCCTTCAACTATTGTTGATAAATTATTAAAATCATACCCAAATAATCTACTTAAATCATAACGAACTTTTGTTCTCGTAGAATTAGGGTCAACACCTCTAACCAAAAATATTACTTTTTGTCTATCAATTGATTTATAATAATCTATCGGTGAAAAAAATCTTTCTACCGTAGACCACGATAAATTTTTACCACAATTAAATGGACTTGGATTAAATTCATCTTCTTGAGGTTGTGTTACACGATAAAATCTCATATCGTTACTTAAAAACCTATTATTAAATGAATTATTATTATTCCAATCACCTATTACTGAAATAGAGTTATTATTACACATTCCACTATATTCAGAATATGTCATACCGGTAATAACTTGATAATATTCAATATCCATAGGAAATTTAGCATATAGAGCATCATCAGCATCAGCAACAATTTGATAATTTACCGGTGTAGTGACATTACCCGACCCATCAGGATTAGCATAATATATTGATATTGACGCAGGATTACTTGTAGTTCCAGTGTTTATCGTTGTACCTGTTATGGTATTTGTACCATATTCGTTTATAGTTGTTCCGGTATTAATTACATTAATATCATTAGAAAATGCAAAATCTTGAAAAGATAACATTGTACCTGATTCTAAATTGGTTGCACTTGGAGTACAAACAATCGCTATAACATTATCATAATGATATTTAGTCACAGGATTATTTAAATCCGGTTGAAATGTTACTTTAATTCTATTAACACCTCCACCCGGATTATTAGGTGTTTCATTAAAATATTTTGCTTTAGTATTAAATAAGTTTAATCTTTCAGGGACACTTAAACTTGAGGTAAAATACGCAAATTCAGGGTCAGTAGGGTCTGTACCAGCATTTGGAGCTTCATCATTATTTGTTGTAATAAATAACCCCGGAACTCTTGTTGAAACAGTTAAAGAATCTTCCGCCTCATACCCTAAAGCGTTCCCCGCAAATAATGTTTGATATACAGAGTCTGTAGTATAAACATTTGGTGAACCGGTAGTACCACTAAATTTTTTATTAATGTTATATTGAGTAAATATTTGAAATGGTGTTAATAATGAAAGACCAGGTCCTTCAACTGTTGTCACATCTGTAGTATCAACAGCTAATTGTTCAACACCAGGTTCGTCTTTAGGTAAATCACCATTATCACCACAATCACAAAAAGAACATTCAGGATAAGATAAATTAGGTATTTTTATATTTTTTAATTTATCAGGGAATGAAAGAATATCACTAACAATTTTGTTAACATCTGCAAATGTTGGACAATTAAGTTGGTCTTTTAACCTTTGAAAAAATCTACCACCTAACCAACGAGGTAAATTAGCTAAAGCACCAATAATTGCTCTTAATATATTACATATAATAATTACTATAGTCATTATCGCATAAATAATAACTGTTAATATTATAGCCAAAATTTTAAGAACAAACCAAAGGATATGAATAACAGGTATTAATGATATAAAGACAGGTCTGAATAAAAACAACATTATCCAAAATAAAAAATAAATCAAATCAAATCTAAAAACACCATCATTCGTTGGGAACTTATTATTCTCACTTTCACAAGATTCATCTAAAATATTTTTAATACCAATAAATTGGTTATTTAAGTACCCTTTTCTATATTGGTCAACCAATTGTGAGACAGTATAAACTTTGTTAAATTGCATTAGATAAAATGTGTCAGTACAATCAATTGCCGATTGAAAATCAACATAATCATCCCAATCTAAACTAAACGCATATGACTTATGTTTAAAAGTTGAATTTGGGTCGGTATTTGATGAAGTCCATCCATGTTCTTTAATATTTGGTACTAAAAAATACCCTCGTTTAACTGTTTCAGACAATGATGGTGATTGATTCCACTTAACTTTAAATCGATATTTACCTTTAGTCGGAATACCTTTTTTAGGGTCATCAGATATAACTTGTTCACCAAACTCATTAGTTACTAAATAATCTAAATTCATTGGCACATCAACTAACCAAGTACCGTTGTCATCAATAACTTGACCACCTTCTTCTAAATCAACCGTTTCTAAAATTGGTTTACCCTGAGCATCTAAAAAAATAGTTTGTCTTATTGCCAATATTTCACCCGGACCTGTAACTAAGGTACATTGTGAACCGGATTTAAGTCTAGGTTTACAAGTTCTTGGAAGAGCTTCATCATCGTTACTCGAAACAATAGAACCCATAAAAATAGCTGTTGGTCTAATATCAATTCCAGATTCATTAGATAAGTCAAAATCAGTTCTTGTTATACCCAAATTACATATTTCAGGTTGACCCCATAAAGGTTCAACTTCAATAGTTCTATTAATAGTAATAATTTGAGGTAATGAGTTTAAATTTGTTGAAGACTTAAAGTTTATACCCGCAACTTGAGTTGGTGTTGCAAGTCCCATTCTAATTAAATCTTGAGGTGATAATGAAAATTCCCCAATATCTGATAAGTCAATATCAACAACAACTGTTTGACTTCCGGTAGGTACACCAAAAATCATATAGTCACCGCTAGAATTGGTTACTGTAGAGTATTTGTAATATTTGTCATATACTTGAATTAATGTTGGGTCTGTTAAAACATTTTCTCTTGTAAAAAAAGTTCCTGTAGGATTATGTCCGGAATGTGATTTAACATATGGTAATAGATTATATCGATAACCATCTTCATTTAAATCTGTTAATGATTTATAAGGATATAAATCAGACACAACAGGATTAAGTTCGTCTTGAGCATCTAATGGAATAAACACAGACACTTTAGCATTTGGAATACCAAAACCATTGTTCACACTTACTCTACCCACAATAACCCCGTAATCTGAGCATTGTCTAGTATATATTTGACTTTGTAATAATTTTAGAGATAATATTTCTAAATACTCAAATTCTTGGTCTATCAAGACATTAAGTGATTTATCAACACCAGGCTCAGTACGTATTCTAAATGAATTGGACATAATAATCTTTTTTAATAAATAGTTTATATACTATTTTCAAAAGATAATTCAATAAATTTTAAAATAAATTACTAAGAGAAATTAACTGTTTTAATATTTTTAACTCTAACATTAATGTCTTTGTTAGGATATCTAACTTGATACACTTGTCTTGGTTCTGCAAAAATTGTATCATCAACTAATTCAATTTGTTTAGTTTCAGAATCAATGTATCTTTGTGATGTCTGAGAAGAAGAATATTGTCCCCCAACTTTATTGAAGAATGTCATGTCTGAAACTGAAATTACCCCGTTTTCACTTTGCACTAATCTTCTTAATTCCGATACATTAACATTTTTACCCATTTCTTGGTTTGTTGGGTCAAAATAATCAGTTATTATATTAATTACTTGAGAAATAATTGAACCTTGATTTTGTGAATTATCTAATACCACATCAACATTAATGGCCAAGTCAATAACGTTAGCACTTTCAATCGACACATAATCATTAATCATACGATAATTTGATAGGTAATTCGCAACATTATTCTTTAGTGTATTAGACACTATTTCAGTTAATCTACCGGTTTCATCATAAGATAACATTTGAACTTTAATCTTATTATTTTCTTCAGTAATAGCAACTTTAGCCGGTGCACCAAATTGTGATGGCATTGTTCGAATAATTGATTCATAATCATTAACAGTAACGGCTCTGTTTTGAGCGGTAAAGTTATATGATACTAAATTTCTAACTTCTTCTGTTGTTGGATAATTAGCCCCACCAATCGCCGCAGTCACATTATTACATCTTAATGAATTAACAACAGTTGTGTTTACAGATTCCGATGGTCCATTCACGAAGAATGAAACTGTACCTATTTGAGTTATAACTCCGACACCTAAATTACTTCCTGTTCCACCACCAATTCTATATTGAACAAATAGAGTTGAGTTAGGTTTTAAAGTACTACCTAAAGCAAAGTTATTAGAATATTTGTATAAATTTAATGGCTTACCATCTCGAGCAAATTCTCTTAATTGTTCGTCAGCCGATTGACTACCACCACCAAATGTTAGTTTGAAGAAACCTTCAGGTGTATATTCTGTAATAAATTTAGTTGATGTCGCAACATATCTACCAACTTTAATTCCCGGGTTATCTGAAACTTTGGTTGGGTCTTCGACAAACACTCTATCTTGTGCTAAAGCTTGCACTTCTAACCATCTGTTCTCGACACCTAAAAATTCTTGGTTTGAAGGGACATTTGCATATTGTGTACCATCTTTTAATAATACACTGGTAACCCCTAAAACAGTCTTTTCAGGTAAAAATAATTCAAAGAATGGTCTTACATCATTTGCGGTAATAACTCTCTTAAAAACTTTGGTAATACCATTAACAATAGTTTCTCGTTTAGTTATCGTATAATTCAATAATTTATTATTAGAGTCAAAATTTGGTATCTTTAATCTGTTTGGAAATCCTTCAGCATTTGTGGGTGACGAAAAATCAATATCATAAACCGTTTCAAATACTTGACCAGCACCATTTACTTGAGACCCTCTACGTAATATACCACAATATCTTAAATCTTCTTTATCACCGAACGCAGGTACTGTTATTGAAAAATCAACTAACGCAACTGATGGTCTTTGACCCGGAACTTTTAATCCGTAGGTTTTGGCGATATTAAAAACTGACGACCTTTGTTGAGCATATTGTAATACAGTTTCCTGAATACTTCTATCAATATTAAATTGAAGGTTGTCAGTAACCGCAGCATTTAAATCTAATAATACAGAGAATACACTTGCATCATTAAAGTTGTCAACTAAATCCGGATAATAAGTTCTAGTGAAGTTTATTAATTCAGTTCTAATTGATTGGAAATCTCTCGTAGTATACGATATTTTTTTATTTGCCATATTCTTTTAAATATTTAGGATTACAAAATCACTAGCGTTAAACACGTCGTTATTTAGTTGATAATCTATTTTTACTTTTGCAGTATGTTCTTTAGTTCCAATACCCGGTACTCTATAGACACGAGTATCGTATTGGTCAATATAAGTACCTTTATCCTCCTCACCATCTGATGCTGCCGTAATACTTATATTTTTTATTGTTATTCCGGGTATATATTCTTCAACCGCGTCTCTAATTTCAGCGTCGATATCTGAAAAAGTTGGACCATCTAATGGTTCAAAAATAAACTCATACAATCTTGTTCCAAAATCGGGTAAAAAATATCTACTTCCTTTTCTAGTTAATAATAAATGTATTAAGTCTGTTCTAGTTTCTTCAGCACTATCATTAGAAAGGTCTAAATACTTCCCATCATAAGAATCCCTAAAAGGGAAATTAATACCATATGTTTTTCCATCTGCCATATCTATAAATATAGTGTCGTAATTATTTTTTATAAATACCCCCAAAATAAAAAATCACGACCTAAATCGTGATTTATATTCTTATTAAGAACCACATCCGAAACACTCAAACTCGGAATCCGTTGGTTTTTGTGTTAAATCAACTGTTGGTTTTTCAATTGGTTTTGGTTGACCTACTTTAGATATGTCCACCGCCAAGTGTTTTGCTCCGGTAGATATCGCTTTAGTTCTAACATAATAACAAAGAGTTTTTAATCCTTTACCCCAAGAATGGAAGTGTGATGATGAAATTTTTGATAATGTTGGGTTTGACATATAAATGTTCATTGATTGTGATTGGTCAATGAATGGTGCTCTGTCAGCTGCCATATCAATAAGTTCTCTTTGAGATATTTCCCAAATAGTTTTGTATTTTGGAATTAAATGTTCAATTCTTTTAACCTTTTTGTTATAGTTTTTTTCTTCAGGGTCAAGATAATGATTGAAGTTAATATTTTGGATAGAACCTTCATTCATAATAATCTCATTTTTTAAATCTTCAGACCAAATACCTATTTTCTCAAAATCATTAATTAAGTATTTGTTAACAATTAAGATTTCTCCCCCAACAACTCTTCTGTTAAATAATGCCGAGTGAGCCGGTTCTGTCATTTCAAATGAACCTGTAATCTTAGCTGAAGATGCAACCGGCATCTGAGCCGTGAATAATGAGTTACAAACCCCGTGATTAGACACTTCTAATTTAAGTGAATCCCAATCCCACATTCTACCTAATCCTTCATAATCTAATCCCCACATATCAAATTGGAATATACCTTTTGACATTGGTGACCCTTTAAAGAATTTATATGGTTTGTATTCACCTGATTTACATAATTCCATACTTTCAGTGATTGCTGCGAAGTAGATAGTTTCAAAGATTTCTTTGTTTAATTGTCTCGCTTCTTCTGACGTGAAGATGTAATCCATTAAATAGAATACGTCAGCAAGTCCTTGTGTTCCAATAGCAATTGCTCTTTGTTCTAAACCACCTTTTCTCCCTTGTTCAGTTGAATAACTATTAATGTCAACAACTTTGTTAAGTGCTCTAACAACTTTTCTAACCTCATTGTAAAGTAATTTGAAATCAAACTCACCTTTAACAATAAAGTTTTTCAATACCATAGATGATAATGTACAGATTGCTGTGGTATTCTCATCAGTATATTGGTAAATCTCATTACATAAGTTAGATTGTTTAATTACCCCAATGTTTTGATGATTAGTTTTTCTATTTGCACTATCTTTAGAACATAAATAAGGAACACCTGTTTCAACTTGAGATTCAATAATTTTGTTCCAAATTGTTTGTGCTTTTACTTTTTTACCAAGACCAAGCTCAACCGCTTTGTTATAATTTGCTTCATACTCATCACCATAAGTTTCCTGTAATGGTTTAATACCAGCTTTAATAATATCGTTAGGACAGAATAAATACCAATCCTTATTATCTTTAACCGCGTTCATAAAGTTGTCCGGTAACCATATAGATGTAAACAAATCTCTTGCTCTTAACTCCTCAGCACCTGTATTCTTCTTAATATCCAATAAATCTATAATATCCTTATGCCAAGGTTCAATGTAGATAGCAGCACTACCGGGTCTTCTTCCTTGTTGGTTAAAGAATCTTAACCCTTCATTAACAATCTTAAGGTATTTTAATAAACCACCCGCGAATCCACCTGATGAATTAATACGACTTTCTTTACTACGAACGTTAGACATACATAACCCAATACCAGCAGCATCAGATGAATATGTTGAAATGTCATTGAATGTTTGTAATAACCCTTCTCTTGAATCTCCGTGATTGTATTTCAATACACAAGACGCAAGTTGAGGTGTTTTAGTTCCTGCATTAATCATAATTGGTGTTGCAGGAGAAATAAGTTGATTTGATAATGATTGATAATACTCAACCGCTTGTTCAAATGATTTAGTAACCCATAAAGCCACCCTCATATACATATGTTGTGGTCTTTCAATTACTCTACCTTCAGGAGTTTTCAACAAATACATTTCTTGTAATGATTTCCACGCAAAATAATCAAAATTGTAATCATTCTCGTGATTAATTACAGAATCAATATTTTCTGAACCATATTTTTCAATAGTTTCCATTAACTTATCGTTAATTATTCCATTAACGTGTAATGTGTGCATTGTATTACAAAAACTATCATCAGTTTCTTTGTGGTATGCTGAAATAGCCACAGAAGACGCCAGTCTTGAATAATCGTGGTGACTTCCGGTATATGCCGCAGCAATCTCATAAACCAATTTATCCAACTCTTTGGTTGTAATAACACCCTCAGTTGGAACTGAAGTAATCACCTTAATGAATACCTCATCAGCATTTACGTTTAATCCTCTTGCCGCTCGTTTAACTCTATTGTAAATTTTTTGGGGGTTGAACGAAACTTCGTCCCCCCCTCTTTTTTTTATCTTTAATGACATCATATTAAAAATCGTCTGTAAATGTTAATGACTCACCTAATTTAGCCTTTTGGTATTCCATAGTTCTTGATTCAAAGAAGTTTCCTTTTGTTTCAACAGCTATCTGTTCCATAAATTTAAATGGTTGTTCTACATTAAATTGTTTTTTACAACCAAATTTAACTAATAAACCATCAGTTACAAATTCAAGATATTGTTTCATTAAATTTGAATTCATACCGATTAATGAAACAGGTATAGATTCTGTAATGAATTCTTTTTCAATCTCCAATGCAGATAATAAGATTTCTCTAATTCTTTTTTCACTTGGTTTATTTTCTAAGTGATTATTCACCAAATGAATTGCAAAATCACAATGTAAATTCTCATCTTTGAATATCAATGAATTAGCATTACATAAACCTTGCATAATCCCTCTTGATTTCAACCAAAAGATTGAACAGAATGAACCTGAAAAGAAAATACCCTCAACAGCTGCAAATGCGATTAATCTTTCTTGGAATGTTGAATTTTCAATCCAATCCAAAGCCCATTTCGCTTTCTTTTGAACCGCAGGTAATTTATCAATTGCATGGAAACATTCGTCTTTTTCATCAGCATCTGAAATATAAGTATCAATCAATAATGAATACATTAAAGAGTGAATATTCTCAGCCATAAGTTGGAATCCGTAGAAGAACTTAGCCTCAGGATATTGAACTTCTTTTAAGAAATTTTCAGCAAGGTTTTCATTAACAATTCCATCAGAGGCAGCAAAGAATGACAATACATTCTTCACAAAGAATCTTTCGTTATCAGTTAAATTTTCCCAATCTCTAATATCATTAGATAAATCTACTTCTTCTGCTGTCCAAAATGCCGCTTGATGTTGTTGGTAAAATTCCCAAATATCATTATGTTCAATTGGGAAAATCACGAATCTATTCGGATTTTCTTTTAATATTTTTTCTTCCATTTTTTTTAATTTTGTGTTTGTTGTTTTTCTTTTCTCTTATCTAACAAATCTTTGATTCTTTGTCTATTTCTTTCTTCTGTTTGTTCTTCAAGACCTAAGAACGTTACCGAACTTTCTGTGTCAATCTCCAACATACCATTATCAAATTTACAATTCTCAAACACAACACCATCATCACCAATACGTGATTTAGTGATTGCTATTGTTGCTAGTTTCATTTCTTTTTGTTGTAGAGATTTAGCCACGGAAATGATTACGTGTCCAACCTGCGCTTTTTTGATAGAACCACCCATTTGGTCGGTAGTTACCACATCAGAAGAAATTGAACTTCTGTTACCTTGAGTTGCCGTCCATCCAACTAAATTAAGTTCATGACACATAGCCTCAAACCCTCTCATAACAGAACCTTCAGATTTCCATTCATCCCCCAAGTTTTTATCAGGAACTACACAATCAATGTAGTCTAATAATACCATATCAATTTTGTTTCCTTCAGAAATCATTTTTCTAATTTGATTCTTAATTTGCATCATTGTTACGGTATCAGATGGAAGTTTTTTAAGTATAAGTTCATTAGGCATTTTCTCCTTAATCTCTTGCACTTTAGTCATTACCTCATCCTTTTTTAAAGACAACTCATCCGGATGGATTTTTGTCCATAATGTAATGTGTTTACGTTGAATAATCTTTGGGTTATCCTCAAAGAAAATTTGTAAAACATTGTATCCCAAATTAAATGCGTGATTTGAGATTTTTGTCAGTAAAGTTGACTTACCAACACCTGTTGGTGCTAAAACAACACCAATCTCACCCTTCGCAAGACCTCCTTTTAAGAGTCTATCGATACCCGGAATACCCATTGGTATCGGATGACGATAATCTTCGTTTAAAACATCATCTAAGTTACTAAAAACACTTTCAGTCCCCTTATCGTGTTCCCCTACTTGAAGAGCTTTACTTACCATTTCCTCTAATGTATCATAACTCTCAAATTCACCGGTATCAATGATTTTTTGAGCTTTAACCATTACTTTCTGTAACTCTTGTTGTTTACAGAATTTCATTGATTTTTCCTGTACAAACTCCGCACCTTCAAGAGTCGATTCCTTGACTTTATTAAGGGTGTCAATAATGATTTTTGCTGCCAGAGGTTGTTGTATCTCAGATTTTGTGATTTGTTCTAATGTGTCAAAGGTTGGTGTGTGTTCGTATTTTGTATAATACTCTTTAATCATTTGAATAATTAATTTGAAGTATTTATTCTCAAAATAACTTGTTTCAATCACATCAATAATAGACCTTGAGAAGT